GGTATAATTACTTCAACTGTAACAGTAACCGCACCAATTATTTTTGGATTCGCTGAAGTAAAAGATTCTAGAGGATCGATGGAATTGATTCGACAATTATATAATGGTCATATTCATGGTACTCCTCATGGTGTATCGACCACACCAACACCAATACAATAATTATGGCTAATACAATATACGCAAGATTAAGTTTTGATTTTGATACCACCAAATTTGGTGGAGCTCACTATTTAAGTACCGAAGCAAAAAACAGTCTGAATGTATTTCCTTCGGATGTAGTTCAATGGCAAATTCAGGAAATTGCCAATGGTACAATTGCACCAAGTAACTATTTTAAAAATCCAGTACAGAGTGTTTGCACAAGTATAACCTCCAATACAAATTTAATTATAACCTTTTGTAATAACGATGTTGCGAATACTTTTCCGAACACCTCAATTCAAGCCAGAAATTTGGCCAATACTGCAAATAGTTTATTAATACAAATATTAGATTTTAAATCGCATACTGATAACATGTCCCGTCTTGGAACAACAGCTATTAATACTGCATCTTTAACTGATACTCCAAATATACCAAATTACCAGATGGCTATGGCACAAGGTAGTGAATTGACAAGACTACTCTATTCAACCGAATCGGCACAAAACACCAATGCAATTTTAGGTTGTTTTACAAGTATCTTTGTGAATCCCGAATTGACTGCGAATAGTTGGAATATAGGTAACGGGTACATAAGTTTAACCAATTCTTATAACGGAGTTACAAGTAATATAACCAATTCAGCTTTGGTTAGTATTATTTCTACTTTGGAACAAGCCAATTCTTTAATGTTGACTAGACGAACCGCAGATTGGAATTTCTACAAAAAACAAAGACAAATATTAAATGACTATCGTTTTGTTACACAATTTAACAATTCTGGCAATACGGATAATTATTTGATACAAAATTACATTGGTACAGACTTTCTTAAAAATAACCTGGCAAATACGTGATAAATAACCCATGGCTACAGTAACCACACAAACAACCAGACAATTTAAAGACTTAGACCTGTCTTTCAATATTCATCCAGTCAAAAAAGACATAAACAAACATGTGGATGAACAGGCGGTTATTAACTCTTTAAAAAATATTATACTAACGAACCACTATGAGAAACCATTTAATCCGGATTATGGTTCCAACATTCGGGCTTTATTGTTTGAAAATATAGATTCCATTACAGCAATTACATTGGAAAGAGAAATTTTACAGACAATAGAAAATTTTGAACCCCGTGTTAGTGTGTCTAAAGTAACAGCCGTACCAGATTTCGATAATAACGGGTATTCAATTAAGTTGGATTTTTTTATTATCAATTTATCTAACCCAATAACAATTCAATTCTTACTACAAAGAGTCAGATAATGGCAGACCGTTTAAATGTAACAGATTTAGATTTTGATGCACTCAAAGCTAATCTTAAAAATTTTCTAAAACAACAATCGGAGTTTTCTGATTATGATTTTGAGGGAGCAGGTTTGAATGTTCTTTTGGATATTCTTGCCTATAATACACATTACAATTCATATTATTTGAATATGTTGGCAAATGAATCTTTTTTAGATTCTGCAATTTTGAGAAACTCTGTCGTATCACATGCTAAACGATTTGGTTATACACCACGTTCTGCATCCGCACCAGTAGCTAAAATTAACTTCTCAATTGATTCATTATCTTCAACGCCAGGTTCTCTAACATTACCTGAAGGTTATATTTTTCTTTCAAATTTAATTGATAGTAAATCATACAATTTTATTACATTAGAAGATACAACCGTTTCAAAAACTGGTAACAATTTTGTATTTTCTAATTTGGAAATTTATGAAGGCCAATTAACAACATATAGTTTCACACATGTTGAATCTTCCAATCCAAAACAAATCTTTACTTTGCCTGATATTAATATTGACACATCAACAATTAAAGTTAGTGTTAGACAATCAATTTCAAATTTAACCTCCACAGTTTACACATTAAATACTGATGCTCTGGATGTAAGTTCAAATTCTGAAGTATTTTATATTCAAGAGGGACAAAATAACAAATATGAAATTTATTTTGGTAATAATGTTTTAGGTAAAAAAATACCTGATGGCGGTATTGTTTCAGTAAAGTACTTAATCACGAATGGTGATTTAGCAAACAAAGCTAATAGTTTTATTGCAACCGCCACGGTTGGTGGGTATTCTACTTTTACTGTCAATTCAGCGTTGGCGGCTTCTGGTGGAGCACCAAGAGAAACAGTAGATCAGATTAAGTTTGCAGCTCCATTACAATTTACTTCACAGAATCGTGCAGTAACAAAAAACGATTATATTAAACTCATTCAACAAAAATATCCACAGTTTGAAGCTGTCAATGTTTGGGGTGGAGAAGAAAATGATCCGCCAATTTTTGGTAAAGTTTTTATTTCTGCAAAACCAAAAGAAGGTTTTGAGGTAACTGATGCTGAAAAAGAATATGTCAAAGAAGTAATTATTAAACCAATTAGTATTCTTACGGTAACACCAGAAATTGTTGATGTTGATTACAATTTTTTAAAACTAATTGCTAGAGTTTATTATGACCCAACAAAAACAATTAGTAATACAAATACATTAAAAACAGCTATACAAACAGAAATTGTAAATTATTGTGATAACAATTTAAATACTTTTAATTCAATTTTTAAATCGTCTGTATTGAGTTCTAGAATTGATAATTTGGATTCTGCAATTCAATCAAATGAATTAGAATTATTTTTAACTAAAAAATTTAGACCAGATTTAATTAATTCAAACAGTTATGTTTTGGACTATGGTGTTCCTTTACAAAAAGGTACTACATCGGATAATCTATATTCAAATCCTGAATTTACAATATTGGATGAAGAAGGTATTTCAAGACAATCTTTCTTGGAAGAAGTTCCATCTTCGTTTACTGGTGTCGAATCAATTACAGTAACGAATCCAGGTATTAATTACATGACAACACCAACAGTTGAAATTATTGGTGATGGTCAAGGCGCTACTGCTATTGTGACCATAGTTAATTCCAAAATTTCAAAAGTTACAGTAACGAATCCTGGTGTTGGATATACTACAGCTACAGTAAGAATCACTGGAGGTGGTGGACAATTAGGTGCTGCATCAGCAGTACTAGAAGGTCGTTATGGTCAACTAAGAACTGTTTACTATAAACCAGATGAAGTAACAAATGAAAATACAAAAGTAATTTTAAACTATGGTGCTAATTTTGGTGTTATGGGTTCAATTGATTATTATACGGGAAAAATTTATATTAATAACTTTAATCCAACAGGTGTAGCAAATGATTTTGGAGAATTATCCGTCAATATTAGACCAGAAATTTCTGTTATCTCATCACAACGAAATAAGATGTTGGCCTTTGACAATGAAGATCCAACAAGTGTTGTTGTAGAAATGAATAGTCTATAATGTCCGAACTATTAGTTTCATCATTAGTTGAAAAACAACTACCTGAATTTGTAAGGGAAGACTACCCTAAATTTGTCACATTCTTAGAAAAGTATTATGAATGGACAAAAACAAATAATCAAATTTTAAGTGCTGTCGAATCTTTTGCAGAATCAAAAGATTTGGATTTAGCAACAAACACATATATTGAATTAATTAAACAAGAACTTGCACCATATTTTCCTGAAGAAATTATATCGGACAAAGCAACACTTTTAAAATTCATTAATCAATACTATCGAGCAAAAGGTACTCCTCAATCCGTTAAGTTTTTGTTTCGAATTTTTTATAATGAAGATATTGAAATTTATTACCCTAAAGAAGAAATACTAATTGCTTCAGATGGTAAATGGGTTTTACCATTATCTTTGCGTGTTGATACTAACGATAATAATATTTTCAATTTGGTTGGTGTAAAAGTCACTGGAGATTTATCAAAGTCCACAGCAATTGTTGAAAGTGTCACAAGATCGGTTGATAGACAATTGGGTATTCAATATGTTGAAATGTTTGTTTCGAATGTTAAAAAATTATTTCAAACAGGCGAAACGATTTCGGCTACGTATATTGCCAATGGAACACCAATATCAGTAAGTGGACGTTTGATTGGATCATTGTCTGAAATTAAAATTAATCCTGAATTCAGAGGTTTATTTTATAATGCATATGATCCAACAATAGGTTATGATGGTGATCCGGTTTCAATTGTTGGAGGATTAAATCCAACTCCGCCAGTTAATCAAACACCTGTTGGTGCTATTGCTACTGTAGGATCAGTTACAAAAGGATCGATCATTCAAGTGGCTGTTAACGATGGGGGATTTGGATTTAGAGCACCCGAAATTCAACATAGTTCATTAATTGATTTTGTTGGTGGTTTTAAAGATTCAGTTTTAGGTCAGGAATCTAAAGCAACTATTTCTCTTGTAGACACAGCTACACATAGATTGGTCAACGTGAGTAATGTTGCAATCGAAACTATCTATAGT